AGTTGCATAATCATATTGCTCATCTATGATTTCTTTCATTGTCAAAGCATCTTCATATGTACCACCTGATAACGTATAATCAATAAGTTCAGCCAATCTAGGATCGCTAGCTTGGCTTTTAATAAATTCCAATGCTTGCTGATTTCTTAATTCTTGATCATATTCTATTAATTCATTAAGAGTATTTTCATCTAGTTCAGTAAGTTCATCAGGTATGTTAAGTATATTCTGTTCTCTTAAAATTTGTAAAGCAGCATTATAAATATCAGGATTATATTCACGTTCTCCTGATTCATTTTCTACATATTGTTGCTGATCTTCAGTATCATAATTTGCGTTTCTTAATTCTTCTTGAATTTGATACTCTAAAGCTTCTCTTTCATCAACTTCCTCTATTTGATCAGGATCTACAGAATATTCATTTTCGTTATATTCTTGATTATAATTATCATACCCTTCAGGAGAATAATAATTGTCATCTTCATTTGATTCACTACTAAGAGTGTTGTTTTGACTCATGATATCATCAATCGATAAATCACCAGTTCCTAATTCAAATGAAACATCTGGCATAATTACATTATCTTTACTCATACAAAATTATTATTTTAAATTTTTTAGATTTATTAAATTAAGTTAGTTTATATATTTTTTTTTAATCACTTAGCATTACCTGAGTATTTTTTCTTCATAAATAAGATTTTTAACTGATAAAAGTGACTTACTTACGGCTACTGCGTTAGATACAGAGTCAATTAATACACTTGTAGGATCATATACAGTATAACTATCTGTGTTTAAACTATATATCTTTCCATCACGTAAATCAATTGCTTTGTTTCTAAGTAATGCATCTTTAAACTTATCGTATTCATTCATAAGATCAGCATTAATTAATAATTGCTTAAATGGTACTTCCAAAGAATTAAGAATTAAGTTATATCCTTTCTTATTATTATTCTTACTAAGTTTATTTTGACAATTAATGAATGTATAACCACCACCTATATTTACACCTAGTTTAATAGCACTTGATACAGCTAAGACAGCATCATCTAATCTATCTTTTAATTCTTTCATTTCAAGTTCAGTTCTTCCACCTGCATGGATAACTGCAACTCCACCTGTAAGATTAGCTAATCGTTTTTGATGGAATCTTCTTTCTCTATTAGATAATTCTAATTCATCATTATTATCATCTTGATCAAGTAAGTATTTAATCTCTTCTACTATGTCACTAACCAACTGAATGTCGATTGTTTCTTCATTAGGTGTAACACGTGTATGATATTGATCTATCTTGATTTCTTTTGCAAAACCAAGATTATTACTATTAAACTCAGTAGTTGGTTCTACAATCATTGATGAAGTTAAAGCAGCTAAATCGTTCATGAGTATTTGTTTTCTATCACCAAATCCATCATTCTCAACAAAGCATATTGGATAAGCAGAAACATCTAACCATTTTTTAATTTGACCTAATGTAATATCTGAAATATCATCACAAAAAACCACAAGTGGTTTCCCATTAAGGTATTCAATATATGGGCCGAAATCTGTCATTGCTCTGATAACACCTTCTACAATTAAAACATGTACATCTACTGCTGTAAATGTAGACTCTTTAATATTGTTTACCATAAATGGTTCAATGTATCCTTTGTGTAATTTCATACCAGTAGTTTTATCAACTCTGGTTTCAGAATACTGAGAAGACTTAACTTCTATATCTCCATATAACCCAATCTCTTTAACTATATCATAAATAAATTTACCTATGTTAGTATCATTAGCAGATATAGAAGCTACTTCTTGTAATAATTCAAGTTTTGATTCTATAGATAAAGAATTACTTTTAATGTATCCAATTACATCTTTTAATCCTTCATCCATTTGTTTACTGAGTTCATAATAACTCATTCCTTCATTTAACAATCTTGTACCCTCATTAATTAAATATTGAGCTAATACCATTGTAGTAGTTGTTCCATCACCAGATGATAACATTGTTTTCATAGATGCTTCTCTTAATACAGTAATAACCATATTTTCAAAGTTATCTTCAGACATAATGTATCTTGCTACAGTTACACCATCCTTTGTAATATGAGGTTTATTGTTATCATCTTTAAACAGAACAGTTCTACCTTTTGTACCTAATGTTAGCTTTACCGTATCAGCTAACATATTAACACCATTTAGAAGTTTTTCAGTTGTAGTCATAAATTAATTTAGTTTTATAATTGTAGTTTTGTTATTTATTAATTGCTTTTTTCATATCTGCTTTCATCTTTTCAATTCTCTGTCTAGCCATAATCTCTTTATCAGTCAGTCTTTCTTTTTGTTCCATTTGTCTTTGCTTCATTTCGTAGTCTATCTTATTCTTATCAGATTTATCTTGAGTTTTCATTTGTAATTCTCTTTCTTTCTGCTCTATCTTCTTCTCATCAAGTTCTAATTTTTTCTTTTCATTTTCTACTTTAGCAATCAATTGATTTATTTGCATATAATCAGGAACACCATCTTTATTGTAATCTTTTTGTACATCAAATGACATTGCTTGATATCTAGACTTCATTTCATCTCTCATGTAATCTAACATACCTTTCATGTATTCTTTATCAAGATCAGCAATTTGTTCGTCTTCTTTTGCATCAAGTTGCATTTGTAACATTTCTTTCTGATGATCACGATCTGCTTGTGCTTGTTGTTCAGATCTTTCAGCAAAATCCATTTCAACTTTTCTAACAATAGTTTTAAACTCAGATAGATTTTCAGTTTCTAATAAATGAATTAAAGTATCTAATCCTGCTTTATTGTTTTGTACTAATGCATGACCTAATGATTTAGCTTGTTCTAATACTCTAAATGCTTTACTATTATCAGCAATCTTAAGTATATAATTATCTTCTAATCTAATTAAACCTAAATCAATTACAACTTTTTCTTCATCATTTAAAAATCCTCTTAATTTACCACTATTTACACTAAGTACAGATATAGCCATTTCCATCATTCCTTGTAATACTTCTTGCCATAACAAATCATGAGCTGCGTGTAATGGTTCAGTCATATTAACTGAATGCATTGTTTCTCTATAATTATCTGTAGCTGTCATTCTAGGATTAGATTGTGCTAATCGTTGATCTGACATACCAGCAGCAACTTTAATATTACTTTCAAGGAATTGTAGAATCTGAATATAATATTGAACAACATTAGAATTAGTAGCATCAATCTTATCAGCTACTTTCATAGTATTTAACAATCCTATTCCTCCACCAGCACCTTTTGCATTAGATAACGGATTATAAAGAATAATACCATGATCTTCGGCAATCTGTAATGTCTTTTCTACACCTAGATTTTTATCAAACAAATGTACATTTAAAAACGTTAAAACCCCTCTATCTTGTGAAATAAGTTTCAAGAATCTAGCCATGATAACATAATATAGTTTTTGCCATGGTTTCATTCTATCCATTACAGAAATAGAGAATGCATTTCTATTGTTATAAATGTAACCGTATATCGGAAGTTTTACTTGATAAGGATTTAATAATGATTGATATGCATCTTCTAATGGTCCGACATCTACAAATATATCACTACCAATTCTAACTCCTTTCCATACTTCTGGAACCCATACCCATTCTAATGAACATTTATTACCACTTTCATCAGACCAAATATAAACAACAGTATCTTTAGTAAACATACTCTTTTCTACTAATGTCTTTTCTGCATCTGTTGGAACAGGAAAATCTTCATCTACAAACGTAGTATCTAATTCACCATATTCATTTATATAATCCATTTTACCAAGTCTTCTTTGTGACTTCCAGTAAACTGTATACACAGATAAATACTCACTATAATTTCTTCTTGTTTCACTTGCACTTAAACCAATATTGTCAATATATTTAGCTGAGATATAACCATGACTTGGTCCACCATATTTTTCATCAAGAATAATATAATCTTCTGCACTAAGACGTTTACCACTTGGGAATCTACCCAAACGCATTACATCTTTCCAAATACTTGGTGCTTTACGATTAGTACTAAATGGATGATTTAAACCAGTAACACCTTTATGATAACCCATTGCTGTAAGTTTCTCATAATCTTCTTTACTTAATTTATCTCCATATTCTTCAATAACACGACCTACAGTAATGTTTTGTTTATATCCTGCATAATCACCATCTTGAATAAATTGAACGTCTGGTGACTTCTCATAAAACAAATTAAGAGGATTCAATTGTTTAATCTTAGGAAGATCACCTTCTCTTTGAATATATACTTCTACTGCTTCAATACCTGCAATAAGAGCATCTTCAAATGTTTGATTCTTTACCCATTTAAGATTTAACTTTTGAGATATCATCTTCATAATCCTGGATACAGTTATTTCTTCTGCAATAGTTATATTTGCATACTTATCAAATATAGCTTTAGGATTACTTAATGTTTTATATTTTCTTTGATACTTATCTTGTATTTGTTGTTGTAATTGATCAAGTTCTTTTGGGTTTACATTAGCTGCAGCTGCATCTATTTCTAACTTAATTAACTCTTGTACTTTTTGTACTTCTAACTTAAAAATGTCATTAGTTAATCTATCTAATTCCATTTGTTTTTCTCTTTCAATTCTATTAGTAATCTCTGGAGAATTATTAACAACATCAAATGCAAATGGTCTATTCCATTCTTCACCTTTCATTGCATCAATAACATTGTGTGTTTTATTGTATGCATTAACAAATATTCTACCTTCATTAGAACCACCTAAACCTCTACATATATCTCTATATTCTTCTTGATCTAATTGGTTATTTTTTAAAGCATAGTTTTCTTCTATGCGATACCAGTCAAGATAAAAGTCATCTGCTACATTGCAGAAATAATTCATGGTTTTAATTCTCCAATTCTTATCTTTTTTACTCGTTGGTAGTCTTTGATTTTGATAACTTAACATAATTAATATTGTTTATATCTGTGTTTATACCATTTACCTAATTCATCTGATATATCATCATCTGCAATTAGATCTTCATTCTCGTCATCATACCATTCTTTTAGTTGAACCATTATACCCATAAGAGCCATGACTAAGTCATAGTTTCCATTTCTATCGTAGTTTATTAACTGTTCAATCATCAATTGATCTTCTAAACAATCTACATTTCTAATACCTTCTATCTTTACCTTTTCTCCAGATTCAGTATCATAATATATTTTGTTTATACCTCTTTTATCTAACCACTCATATAATAAATCTTCTCCAATTTGTTTATGTCTAGGAGTAGCCATTGAGTGACCAAATTGTCTTAAGTTAGTTTTAGTTCCTGGTAAATGTTTTTCCATTGTAAGAACTGGTGGTGTAAGTAATCTATCTAATTCTCCTCTTCTTAAAAAGAATGATAAAATACCACCATCTCTATCGTTCTCAAAAGTTATCTTAGCATTATAATATTTGCTGAGCTTAACAAGTAATTGATGTACATATCCTTGTGGGTTTATTTTTTTTCTTCCGTAATAAGTAGCTACTATCTTTTCATTTCCTATTTGTTCAGCATACTTACTTGTTTTAAATACAACAATAGCTGTCATTGATTTACCTGATTCTGTATTCATACCAATAGGGTCGACTGATATTAAATAAGCATCTTCAGGAATAACACCTCTTATTTTCATTGGTGCTTCATATCTAACTAAGCAACCTTCTTTTTCTTCTTCATTAAATGCAGTAGTAACAACAGGGTATAAATCATTAGGTTTAGGAATAAACTCAATAATACCTTCTCTTTCTACTAATTCACCAGGCATTCTTAAACCTGTAAAACCAGTTCTACTTTGCATTATTACATTCTGTCTTTCAATCAAATCTTCTGTTTGAAATCTACTACCAGTAGTAATTAAAAATGCTTCTGATGGAGTTTTACAACGTTGAGTAAGGAATTTATCATAATCTTTCTTAGTTCCATTAGGTGGTCTTT